TGATCGCAAGTTAAGTTTTTGATTAAGTTTAAAAAGAAAAAAGAGATAAAATAGGAAAAAGTCCGAAAAGTCCAAAAATTGCCCCTTGAGAAAAAGCAAACCTCTCACAAAAAAACCGAGTTATATAGATATAGGTTGGTTTACTCGCCAAGGGGCAATTTTTGGACTTTTGGACTCTCCCTACATAGTGGGGTCTTCCTCAAACTCGTCCTCCTCTTTCAACCTCCATCCCAGTAAGATACTATTTTTATTATATGCTTTACCTTTTGATTTACATTTTTCTTTATAATGCTTGGCGAATTTCTGGTTGGTTCGTAAATCATCTTTGAAGGCGCTTTGATTATATTTGCGTTTTTCTGCTTTGTCTTTATTTACATAAGATTCACTAATTTTATATAAATCAAATAGGTCTTTTGCTGATATAAAATCTTGTTTATTTGGATCATTAATATCATATCCAGTATATTCAATCAAATCTTCACAGAATCCTACAATATCATCACACGAAAGCAAATAATTCTGTGTAACTTTCTTTACAACATCAGGTATATAAATATCTTTTGGTGCATTATTTAGTATCCATTCAAATAAAGCGTGTTTATGTATACGTTGGAATTCATCCAATTTTAATCTGACATCTTGTGGATATTTATTCCCAATATTGTTTTCATTTATTTCAGGTTCAGTAATGTCTTTAAGAAACAGCGAATAAAATGGAACTATTATAAATCGTTCAATTTCCGCAGTGCCGATTTTACTATTAATTTTAGGTATAGAGTTTGCTTCCATAATTTGTGTGGCTAATAACCTTGTGGTAGTATTACTGGAATAAAGTTTTCTGGCGTTAATTTCATTATTGCCTGTTAGTTTTTTAATGTTTTCACTATTTAAACCTTTTCCGTTTTCAGGTTCGCTTGATATATTAACTCTTTTCATGTGCATATTAGCAACTTCTGGATTAGCACCTTGTGCCATAGCCTCATCTCCTACTTCTTGTAGAAATCGTTGTTGGAGATTTTGATATAAAGCTTCCATCTTAGCTTGTTCTTTCATAGTTACAGCATCTGCATTCTGTACAGTAACACTATAATTTAAAGGTCTTTTAGATTTTTCTCCTAATAATAAATCTATGATTGGTTTAATGATAGGGAAATTCCTTATTTCAGAAGGGAAGTTTTTTCTACTTTTTCCGTAAGGTTTTAATACATGTTTATAATCAGAGTCATCAATGTCTCCATTATAATATCTGTAAAATCTTTCTACATCATGATCTCCATGCACATGATGAATGTCTGATAAAGCTATGTAACCTTCTACACATTGCTCTCTCCATTTTTTAGTCTTTTTGGAGATTGGTAATCTTTGTTGTGGTATTCTACTAGTAGTTTCGTTTTGTGCCATATTTAATAATAATTATTATCAAACCAATCATCTGTTGATCGATCGCTATATATATCTTGAACCTCTGCGTTATATAATTCTCGAGTATGATACATACCAATCATAAAAGCCATAACTCTATCAAAGTTACCCTTATGATTGAATTTAATCAACTCTTGTATTAATGCAGAATCATAGATTTTATGCAAATTTAGTAATTTTTTTCCATTCTCGTCTATAGTACGTACTGAATTAAGCCAGTCCCTTATATATATCTCACCTTGAAACTTCCTAGCTTCGGTCATATGCATGCCATATTGCCTTTTTACGTTCTTAGATTGCAATTCTTTCTTGTCTAACATCTCAAATTCCTGCTGTAATTTATGAAGTTTTCTATGCCTTTTTCCATAAGCAATTACTTCCCCTCTATCATTCTCAAATCCTATCTTAGCATTATAATAATCAGCTAATAAAAATAGATTACGATTAAACTCGTCAGAAGTTTCAGGTCTACCTACATAAGATGCTACAATCATATCATCTGGTTGTGATAAATTATTAGGACGCTTAATTACATACGCCGCTCCTAATGATGTAGAGTCTGCAGATTGATTTTGTCCATAGGGGTCATGACAAATTATATAAAGATTATGTGGTGTTACACCTTCAGTGTTTTTATAAGGAGATTGATAGATCACTACACATCCACTATTATCATTTTCTTTTCTGTGTGGGTATCTATCAACAGGTTTTTTATTATAGTTAGGTTTAAAATTAGGTTTACCTTCTGTGTCTTGATACATATCTCCTGGCGTACCTACAATATTTAAACCCTTGACTTTTATTAAGTTATACTGTTCTTGTAAAGATGCTACATCAAATAAATTAGAGGTTACTTGTAATGTAGCTTCCTGAGGAGAATAAGGGTGCTCTGCGATGTATTGGTCTAGTGATTTGGCATCTGCTGCACCCTTTTTCTTTTCCCTCATTTCATGTTCATACGCTACAGCTTTTTTCTCTTCCGAGTTACCATTATCATCTATAAAGCCATCTAAATTCTTTTGTATAGGGATAAAGTATCCGCATTTAGTACCTAACGCTCCCTCATCCCATATATTTTCATAGGCCATACAATCATAAGCTGCAGGATTATAAAAAATCTCTTCCATGGCCTCAAAATCTGCTCCTTCCGTACCGCCCGTTCCGAACGCTACCATCAGTCCCAGCGTTTTGCTACCCTGACGCATGGTAGGCATAGTAACCTCCCACGCTTTCAGGAGGCCAGGGAAAGAACCTGCTTCCTCAAAGAAAACGAGCTCTCCCGCCTTTCCTCTCACCTTGTCGGGTGCATCTTTCAATGAAACTCCCATAATTTGAGATTTCATACCCATCTCTATTTCAATTCCATTGATCTTCTTTTTATATCCAGACATTTTACTCATCTCTCTATCCCTTAATCTAGGTTGAGCCCATGCAGTATTATCATCTATAAAAGATAAAAAATCCCATGCTTTAGAAAGTAATCCATCCCCAATTAAATATTCTTTTTGTGCGGCAAATACAAAGTTCTTTGAATTCTTTACGAAAAAATAGTTTCTAGCCAGCATAGATCCTGCCTTGTAGGAGTATCCCTTACGTCTTGCCTTTAATACAATCATATGTCTATTCTCTGCTCTAGCTTTATCGATTTCTTGGAAGTATTCCCAATCTCCATCATAAAAAGCAGGAAATGTACGCTCACGATTAGATTGTATAGACCCATCTGGAAGTTCTTCATCTACAGCTCTATCAATAGGACAAAAGTTTAAATAAAAATAATGAAAACCTGTGACATGAAGTTCATCTATAGTATATCCATATAAACATCTCTTCCGTTCCTCGTCCCAAAAGTCAAAATACTCTTTTGTTCCCGGAATGGCATCAGTGTAATAACCATGCTCTAAGAATCTTACAGCAGAGGGTCTAACTCGGTTTATATTTTTAAACATTCACTTTTTTAAACTTTAATAACTCTGCACATTTCTCATACTCTTCTAATCCTGAAAAATGTTCTATCACTTCGTCTATCTCTTCATTGGAGATGTCTTCATGTAAGAACGGATTAAAAGGTAAAGAAAATTCTTCTAGATCCTCATCATTTAATTCTACTAATATATTATTTAATTCTAATTTACCAGTAATAACTAAATATGCATTATCCATCGCTCTATTATAAAGTTCTAAATCTTCTAAAAAATCCATATCACATACTATATTTATTAACTTCTACTCCTCCTCTATTTTTATTCCCTATCTTCTCTTCTTTTCTAACTAGTTCTTCTAGTTTAGATAAACCTTCTACAACTTTACCCATCTTTTCTAAATTATAGATCAGATCTTTTGCTGTATAGATAGGTTTACCATTATCATCCAATGAGGTTAAATCAATAACCCTTAAATATTTTTCTAATTTTGCTACTGAGGTTTTTGCTGCTTTTAGTAACTTAACTGCTGAGGTTTCTGTTAATTCATTGTATAAATCCATACAACCTTTAACTTTAGGATCAGGTTTCCATTTTGAATCTTTAAATAAAGCATCCTTAACTTGTTCATGCCTTTCATTATAATCATAAACAAAAAATGGAGAGTTGTGATTACACATATAGTAGATATAAGCTAATTCTTTCATTCCTTCTTTTCTTTTAGCAATAATACCAAACTCATCCATTGATAATGCGTATGGTGAAGGAACTGCTTTATAATCTGCTATAGTTAATAATTCATGCATTTCTTTTTACTTTATCTGCTTCCATTATCTTTATTAACGCGTTTTTATTATGTAAAGGTCTGGCGTTCTTACCTTTATGTAAATTCATAGCATAATATTCAGATGGTTTATAGATTTGTTTCACTTCTCTAATTAAACCTTTCTTATCATATTTAATGATCCATCTTTCATCATCATTTAAACTTACCCTTTTAATATGTTGTAAAAAACTCATAATTTAAATTTTTTATGTATATTTCCTGTCCTTAGGCAAATATACTTATTTTTTGTTGTAAACAATCTTCTTCTACACTCTTTATTATGAAATCCTAAAAAATGTAAGAATTTAAACTTTCTTAGTAGCTTTCGCATCTTTTAATCTTTTTATATGTTTCAATCTGTTTTTATTAACAGAAAATCTTCCAAAATAAGGTAATCGTATAGAATCAAGATCTCCTTTCTTCATTTGTTTTGACACAAATTTAAATTGAAAATTAACTATCTTTCTAACTAGATATATTGGTATATCATACTTATTAGATAAATAATAAATAATCTCTTCTTTATTTTTTACCATGTGTGGCCTCCCATTTAGGTGGGCGATCTGGACATTCTGCTGTTCCCCATCTCGCTTTCATTTCCATATTACATCCGCACAATCCACAAGAAATATTTTCTCTTAAATGTTCACAGTCATAGCACGTCTTTATACGCTTTGTATATGTATCTGCTGTAACTTGAGGCATACCATGTTTAATATACTTCCCAGACTCTTTAATGAAATTACTCAATAAAGTGGTTAGTGGTTTTTTCCCGTATTGGCTCATATTCTATTTTTAATTTAGTACACTTTCCTTCATAATCATATCCTATTATAACTATCACTACATATTCTCCTTCTAGTAATAACCATTCTTCAATGAATATATTATTTGTTGCTATTGATATTGACCTCAACTACTTTAATATTTGGATTAAGAATAGGAGTTAATACATAAAGGTTTTTAATTTTTCTTAAAGCACCTTTATCTTTTAATTTCTTAATATAGTTATTTAATGTGTTAGCGTCTCTAATATCTAACTTAGATGCAACTACCTGTTTTATTTTATTGTGGCATATACTTTTAATATCCACTGTCTTATGAATATCTATAAATAATGCTAATACCTCCAATTCTTTATTAGTTAAATTGAATATACCGTTCCATACTTGGATATACTTTAAGGTAGTATCAGCTTTAATAGTTATTCTTCTACGGTCTACTGCTTCCATTATAATACTCCTAGTACGTGAAATTCACTTACTAATACATATGATACTTCATCTATTACTATAATTTTACCTGCCACACTAGGATCTACCATTACAGTATCTCCAGCTTTAACGGATTTACATTCAGGACCTACATCCAGAACTTCTAGTATATTAGTTGTCATTTTATCAGCAGCTTCTTCGGATAGTATTATCCCGCTCTCTGTTTTTGTTTTTCTTGGATCTGGTAGTAAGATCCAATCCCTCAAGGGTTTAAAGTTAGGTTTAGTCATATTCTTAATTTAATTATTTAATTTCTTGACAAAATTATAAAAAATTTTTATATAAAAAGTAAAAATCTAATTTTTTTTAAAAAGAATATAGTTTTCCCCCTAGGTTTTTGCTCTTTCAAGTGTTGATTTCCCTCTAACAGTGCTTTCCTCATCGGAGACCCAAGGATACTAAAACTGATGTTAATTCATCGCACCTACCTATGTGCTATGTATCCTAATTAGAGTTTATACGTTACTCTTTTGCAACTACCGGAGAAAATCTCAACTTTATTTAAGTCTACCAATCCGATGTCTAATCCCTTTTATGGTTACCGGGGGATGATATTGTTGCGGTGCAAAGATATAAAAAAATTGAGAAAAAAAAATAAAATGGGGAAAAATTTTT